CGCGAGGGCGCGCGCGATCGCGCCGCGCTGCTGCTGGCCGCCGGAGAGCTGATGCGGGTAATAGCCCGCGCGGTCAGCAAGCCCCATCTGGCTGAGAAGCTCCATGCCGCGGTCATTGATGCCCTTTACTATCGCCTTGGGATCGGCCTTGTACACCTCGGTGTTCTTGGCCTGAAGCTTCGGCGCGAGGGTCACGTTCTCAAGAGCGGTGTACTGAGGGAAGAGATTGAAGCTCTGGAATACGAGCCCAAAGTGCAGGCGGTTTTTCCTGATCTCCGCGTCGGTGAGCTTTTTCTCGGCGCTGTCGTCAAACAGGAGCGTCCCGTCCTTGGTGATCGTGAAGTAGTCGATCTCATAATTGCAGGTGGGCATGAATTTGTATTCCGCCCTGGCGCCCGTGGCATCCGAAATGACCTTGACCAGTTCCTTGCGCTTTGCGCCTGTCACATTGTATTTGATTTCCATGTGCGAAAACCTCCTTTGTTTTTGGTAGTCACATATTACCGTCACGCTCGGCATATATCCAGTTATATCTTCACATTTTCGGTGTAGATTATATCGGCGCATTATCGCCGCCGGACTGTGCATACCACACAATTCCGCAGAGTACGAACCATACGCACGGCAGTGCCACACCGTTGCCCCACATCTTATATTCCGCACTGTCGGAATGCGGATTTTTCAGCCACTTGGCGACCTGCTTGTCGGATTTCATTTTACAGCCGGTCACTTCGGAGTAGGTCTTGAAAACCTTATGCCAGAAGTACATTTCCTCATCGGTCGGCTTTTCCGTGCCGAGGTCGGCACACCAGTTGTCCGGGAAGCCTTGAAGCCTGGCACACTCGGTGGGCGTCAAATGCCGGACGGTATATCCGCTTTGAACAGCACCCGGTCCTTTGGCTACCAGTGTCGGCTGAAGTTCCTTCTCAAAGGTCGGAGCGAACTTGGCGTTCTGCCCTTGGTTGAAGGTATCTCTGCCGATGCCGTAGCAAACGGCGGTGGGGTCTTTGTAGTCACGGGCAAGGACGGTAGGAGCCTTATCTTCAGAAACCTGGGCAAAGCTGCCGGTTGTCATAGTATAGACAGCGTGGCGGTCAACGGTGTTAAGTGTAAAGCTGACATCCTCGTTGATGCCGTCACCCTGGGGACCGTTTTTGTCCTCACGGCCGATCATGGAACCTTGCAGCACAAAGGTCTGTTGTTTCGTTCCTGCGTTGGCACACACCACAGCGGAGTGGTCACCGAGGTCACGAACTTCATCACGCTGATTCTGCGTGAAAGCGACAACGGCAATGCCACCCTGGTTGCAGGAGGGGTTGCCGCCGTTGCCGTCAAGCGTCCGTGCGGTTTCCGCTTCGTAGATCCCGCTGTGGGGATTGTCAGATTTCATGGAATTGGAATCCTTGGAGCAGATGCCAAAGGGCTGAAGGACGCAGGTGAAATTGTCCTTGTCCGGCATCCGCTGATTTCCACCTGCGTTCTGTTTGGTGAGAGTCGGAGAAACCTGTCCGCCGTCCCAGCCGCAAGGCTCGAACAGCGTCTGGTCGTTGTTACAGGACAGAGTCGCGGACTTATTCTCCTGAATGAGCACACCCTTGCCGCCGCCTTCGCAGCCGGAGCGGATCTTCATCACAAGCGGTACATTGTTGCCGCCCGTGCCCATGCGTGAGGTCAGTGTCTGCACATTCCCGTCCTCGGAAAGTTTGACTCTGCTGTCGGTAGGATGGTTTTCCAGTGCGACCGCTGCGGGAACGACCCCAGCACGGAGCGTGGGAGAGCATTCCTCCTCATAGCCGATGGTGCGGCTCTTGGTGGAATGCTCGGTGCAGAAGCCCGCCGACTCCATCACGCAGGGCGGATGGTGTGCTTCCGCTCGGAGCGTCGAGGTAACATCCTCGGTGACATCCATTCGGTTGCCGCCTTGGTCGTTCAAAACAATACCGTTACGGCCTGTGCTCATACCGCAGTTTATACCGAGTATGGAAGAAACCTCCTCGGTCAGACTGCCGTTGTATCCATCGAAGCCTGTCGCTCCAGCGCAAGGCGTAAAACTTCCGGCAGCTCTTTGCCACGAGCGGAAGCCCTCCGCAGAATACCCAGACAAGCCTTCTGACTCAAATAGTATTTTTCCGGCACTTCCGCCTGCAAGATCTGCGACAAGGTAGATGCGGCGTCTTCGCTGGGGAACTCCCCAGTATTGTGCGTCAAGAGTTCGGTACGCAACGCTCCATCCGTCTCCCATGTAAAGGTCGGCGTAGGGCCATCGTGCCTTTTTAGGCATAGGCACCTCGGTCTCCGGCTCGACGATGCCGATGACCGCTTCGAGGACGGCTTTGAAGTCCTCGCCCTTGTTCGAGGAGAAGGCGCCGGGGACATTCTCCCAGCAGATCCATCTTGGATATTTGCCATCGGTGGCACACCTCATTTCTTTGATGATTCGGACGGCTTCATAAAAAAGACTTGAACGCTTTCCGTCCAAGCCGTCTCTTCGGCCAGCCACGCTCATGTCCTGGCACGGGCTGCCGAAGGTGATAATGTCCACGGGTTCGATTCTGCCGCCGTCCATAGCGGAGATATTCCCGTAGTGCTTCATAAAAGGCAGACGCTTGGTGGTCACCCGAATGGGAAACGGCTCGATCTCCGAAGCCCACACGGGAGTGATACCGACAAGCAGTCCGCCCAAAGGAAAGCCCCCGGAGCCGTCAAAGAGGCTTCCGAGGGTCAAAGGCTTATTCATCATGGGGTGCTACCTCACTGTACTTGTATTCCTTACCGTCGCGCAGGGCGCTGACCTTCTCATCCGTGCCGGCCTGCTCAATGTATCTGCGGACAATGACATCGCAGAATTTTTCGTCCAGTTCGATGGTGCAGCAGATGCGGTCGGTCTGCTCACAGGCAATGAGCGTGGAGCCGGAGCCGCCGAAGGGATCAAGAACCACACTGTTTGCCATAGAGCTGTTCTGAATGGGATAGGCCAGAAGCGGAATGGGCTTCATGGTAGGGTGGTCGCCGTTTTTCTTCGGCTTATCAAATTCCCAGATGGTGGACTCTTTGCGCCCAGTGTACCACTGGTGCTTGCCTTTCTTCTTCCAGCCGTAGAGGCACGGCTCGTGCTGCCACTGATACGGAGAGCGTCCCAGCACCAGCGACTGCTTCTTCCAGATACAGCAGCCGGAGAGGTAGAACCCTGCGGCATCAAACGCCTTTCGGAAGTTCAGCCCCTCGGTATCAGCGTGAAAGACATAAATGGACGCATCGTCCGCCATGACCTTCTCCATATTGGAAAAGGCATCGAAGAGGAAGTCGAAAAACTTCTCCGATGCCATGTTGTCGTTCTTGATTTTCCCGGCGCTGCCCTCGTAGTTCACATTGTAGGGCGGGTCGGTGATGACGAGGTTCGCCTTGCGGCCGTCCATGAGGGCGGCGTAGGTTTCTTCCTTGGTACTGTCACCGCAGACCAGCCTATGCCGTCCCAGCATCCAGACATCGCCGGACTTGGTGAAGGTCGGCTTCTGCAGCTCGCTATCCACATCGAAATCGTCCTCTTTGATGTCTTTGCCGTCGTCGAACAGCTTGGACAGTTCCTTCTCATCAAAGCCGGTGAGCAGCGGGTCAAAGTCCGCCGCTTGCAGGGCTTCGATTTCCACGCGTAGAAGTTCCTCATCCCAGCCTGCGTCCATTGCCATGCGGTTGTCGGCGATGATGTAGGCCTTCTTCTGGGCTTCCGTAAGGTGGTCGGCAAAGACGCACGGCACCTCAGAAATGCCTTCCTCCTTGGCGGCAAGAATACGACCGTGACCGGCAATAACGCCATAGTCACGGTCGATAATAACGGGATTGATGAAGCCAAACTCACGCAGTGAGGAGCGGAGCTTGTTGATCTGCTCCGGGCTGTGTGTCCGGGCGTTATTGACATAGGGAACCAGCTTCGTGATAGGTACGAGCTGCATCTCGGTCGTTGTTTTCATCAGATCAGCCCCCATTCCGCAAACTTCTCGAAACCGCCAACTGATTGGATGTAGTTCCGGGCAATCTCCACGATTTCGGCGTAGGGTCTGCCGTCCACGGTATCGTCCCCGATGGCGCAGCAGAGCGTCACAGGCTTGCCGGTTTCCTGGGCTTTGAGGAAAGCGTAGATATTGACGGACACATCCGCCTTGGACAGGTCCTTGCCGTGCAGACCGCCGCCGGTCACCGAGTCAGCCATATCCGAACCGAGCTTACGGTTGGTCGCGCCGGTGTCCACATCGGTGCCGCCCGTCCAGTCACCGAGCGGATTGATCTCCGCATCGGGATAAATCTCGCGCAGATGCTGTGTCTCGGCATTGCTCTGACAGAGGATAAGTCGGTCACCGTCCAGAATGTATTTGCCGTCAAAGGGATGTTTGGAGAAAATGCTCCGTGCGATCTGCGAGAGCTTTTTCTGCTCCTCGGTCACGGGCATTCCCTTGAAGATGCCGTTATCTCCGCAGCGGACGCCGTCTGCTTGGTTTTCGGCAAGGTGACCGTCCTGCGGCACTTCCACATAGTCCACGGTGAGATTTCCGGCAATGCGGTGAACGGCAGCGGTGACACCCGCCTTGTCCAGAGAAACAGAAGTTTCCGCAATGATGTGGCACACACCGTGGCCGATGAGGACTTCAATAGCGATGCGGGGATTTTCTGCTTTCTTGTATGCCAGGTCAACGAGCGCACCGGCAATTCTGTCTGCCACCTTATCTGGGTGGCACGGATTTACTTTTTCAAACATGGTGTTACCCCTTTCTCGCACGGAGCAGGCGTTCCATAAGGTCATCCTGCGGCGTAGACTCGCCGTATTCCGTGCTGCAGTTTTCTTTCACGATCTGGAATATCTCATTCCAGAGCCGAACCGCCTGGTTCATGTAGTTGATACCGATATTAATAAACGGGGACGGGATCGGCTTTCCCGTAGTGGGGTGTTTGGAGAGGAAGCCCATGCGGTTGGTCATTTCCTCGCACTGCACCCAACGAGCGGAACACATGGCGTAGCGCTCCAAGAGCTGCGGCGACACCTTTGCGGCGCAGCCGATGCCTTTGAGCCACTGCCAGGTTTCCGTGTAGATCTCCTGCGCCTGCAGGACGCTGCCGTCCCGCTGCTCGGCAGAAAGAAAATCATGGGGCTTCGGCATAGCAACACCCTCGACTTCGGGAATGTCCAGCACTTCAAGTTTTCTGCCACCGGGATTCCCGTTTTCGGCCTTGTCCTTGACTGCGGATTTCTTCCTTCCCGCACCGGGTCTTGCGCC